TTTAATTTTCTATTATCAGTAATAAGTCCTTCTTCGTCAGCACCTTCATCATCTTCTGGCTTCTTATCAATATCATTTTCTATTTCATTATAACCCATATCACTTCTAAGAGTTTTATAAAACTTCTCTAATTCACTTCTTTGATTCGATAGGAATTTACCATTCTCTCTAATTTGTCCAATAGTTTGATTTACAACTTCATGCATTCTAGCAGAGTTATCACCATTATCAACTTGTCTTAACTGTGACATGAAGTTTTTACGTGTCATTTTCGAAAGGAAGACTGCTTCTGAATACACCATAGCGTCCTCACGCATCTTTGTCTTAATATAAGGATGTTCTTTCAATTTTGGTACATCACTTAGAAAAAGGTCTACTAATGATTCCAAGACATCTATTGATTGTTCGTGTGATACTAAAATATCAGCCTCATAGTCATACATTTCTATTTCACCTAAACTTGGTAAATCTTCTGGTTTTGCTAAATGGTTTGTTATATCAAATTTGTTATCATTAGCTTGAATTTCATTAAATTCGTCTTGTAGTCTTGTTCTTTCTTTATCATTTTTTGACATAAGAGATGTTTTTTTATAATATATATAAAAAAATGATTTCGTCCAAATGGCTAAGGTGGTAAAAGAAAGACAAATGATATTCACAACAGAGGCAATCAACTCAATGACTGACAAGTTAAATGATGGGGTTATACTTAAAAGATATGAAAATCCATGGTTAAAGAGTGAGATAGGTATAAGAAGATCTGGAATATCTTTCAAAATGTCGGCTGATGAACAAACCGAATATGTTAGGTGTGCGCTCGATATACATTACTTTGTTGAAAAATATTGTCATACTAAGAGAGAAGATGGTACGGTTGGTAAAATAAAGCTAAGACCTTACCAGAGGGACATATTAGATAACTTCATGGGACACCGTTTTAATATTCTAATGTCAAGTAGACAATCAGGTAAGACTATATCAGCATCTATTTTTATACTACACTTTATCTTATTTAATAATGATAAGAATGTCATGATAGTAGCAAATAAAGGTGATACCGCAACAGAAATTGTTGATAAGATAAAATCAATTTATTCACTTATTCCATTTTTCTTAAAACCAGGTATAAAGGTATGGAATCAAAAGTCGCTAACATTTGATAATGGTTGTAGAATAAAAACATCAGCTAGAACGAAAACTCCGGCGATTGGATTTACTATTGATTTACTTTTTCTTGATGAGTTTGCACATATCCCAGCAAATATAATAGAACCATACTACACTGCGGTATATCCTGTAACATCTGGTATAAAAAACTCAAAAATTATAATAACATCTACTCCAAATGGAATGAATTTGTTTCATAAACTATTAGTAAATGCAGAAAGACCTGATGGAGATCCACTCAAAAACAACTATAAAGCGATGAGAGTCTATTGGTATCAAGTCGATGGTAGATTTGTCACTTATTTAAGATTAAACTCACATAAATTGTTTGAGAACGGACTTACCACAGAAGATATTTTTGAGATAATGAAGAATAAGTTTGGAGCGGTCACTAAAGTAGAAATAGAGTTTAATGTAGATTTACAAAAAGACGTAATATCTATTTTTAATAATGATAAATGTACTGAGGAAGAGATAAGAGCATCAATGTTCTTAGACTCAAAAGGATATGAAACATCAATTATGGCACTTGGTGAAATAACAACTTGGAAAGAAGAAGCTATCAAAGATATTGGAGGAGAGGATGCATTTAATCAGGAATACGGATTGAGATTTGTTAACTCTGGTAGATCTTTACTTAGTGAAAGTATAATTGATGAGTTACTTAAAAATAAGAAAAACTATATACACACAGAACTTTTAGAATTGGAGAATAAGTTAAAATTCAGTTACAAAGAATTAAAATGGGTTGATGATGATGATACCTTTTCACCGATTCTACGTAATGATTATAAATTCGTAATATCAGTAGATATTGCAGAAGGACTTGGAATTGACTACTCTATAATAAATATATTTAAAATTGGCGAAAAACCGAAAGAGTTAACAGAGATACAAAAGCCATTGTATAAATCAATGTCTGACTTCTTTAGACTTGACCAAGTTGGTCTTTTTAGGAGTAATCTAATATCAGTTAAGCAGTTGGCTGAGCTACTTTATATGATAGTGTTTGAGTATTTGAATCCTGAAAATGTTAAAATTGTTTTAGAATTAAACAATTATGGAAACACACTACTCGCAGAGATGCCACATGTATTAGAAGGTAATAATGATTATGGATCTTCTGTTTTTGTTAGGTACAAACAAAGAGTAGATGCCGAAGAAGAAAAAATAGGATTAAAAGTAGGTGAGAATAAGAACTTAATGGTTAAAGATTATCAAGATTTAATGCTAAGTAAATCATTTCTAATAAATAATGAAGAAACTATTGCAGAAATAACATCATTTGTAAAACACATAACCGCAGCAGGTAACGTTAGGTATGCCGGTGATGGTAATTCACATGATGATACAGTAATGACTATTATAAACTCAACATCTATATTTCCTAAGAATGAGTTTAAAGAGATGGTTGAAGATTGGTGCGCTAGTTATGTGAATACTGAACATAAAAATTATATAAATGAGTGTCTAAAAAACGCAGATTTTGTAGAAGGTGTAGATTATAGTCAATTATTGAGAATACGTAGAGATTTTGTAAGACCTAAAAGAGATAATACAGAGGATCAGATAAATTGGTTTAATAGTAATCGATAAAATATATTAATATATAGTATATGAAACATTTAAAAAAGTTCAATGAAACGAATCAAGATAACTATTGGTCATTATATGATGAAACTAAAAAAAATATTACTTTATGTCTTATAGACCTAATGGATCAAGGCATGGCTTGTAAACCAGATGCTACTAATTTATATACCATAGTATTACGAATATATCCTAATGGATTGGGAACTAATCGAATAGAAAATAAAGTAAAATTTGATAATAATATAAAAGAATCAATATCATGGTTTTTAGAAGTAAATAACATTTCTATATCAAAATATAATTATACTGCGAAGGTTGATATTCGCCTTGTTATAAATGGTAAATCTGATTTGAGATTTGATAGTAGTGAGTTAGAGAATATAGAAGGAAATGATGTATTATCTTTTATAGAGATAAGAATTAACTTAACTAATATCTAATAAAAAAGACCTCAATTTGAGGTCTTTTTTATTAGATATTAATCTCCATAGTAACTGATAACCCCAGTGACTTTAATTTATCTTTCATTGTAGATATAGTATCTACATCACCATATTTAACATCACACTTACCACTATTATGAACAATTGATGCACATTGTGCAGCCTGCTCGTATTCATGGTCACATATTTTCATTAGTGATTCTATAACATGTTCAAAACTGTTTCTATCATCATTATGTAGAGTTAATTTATAAGGCTTAGATAGAATTTCCTCTACTTTACTTTGGGTTTTCTTTTCTGTAATTGTTGACATATATTTTATTTTATTTTTTATTAATTATATAACATCATAATCATTTAATGTATCGATTATAGAATCCTTATCTATACCATAACAATCTTCTGTTTGAAATATTGATTCTCCAAGGTCGTTGAAACATATAAGATAATGACCATCAGTGCCTAATTCTTTATCTACACTACAAATAATATCCAAACCCTGTCTATCAGTAACTACTAATTCTATATTATCTGGTCTAAAATTTCTAAACTTCTCAATCTCGGTATTTCCTTTTTGCTTGGACCAATAAGCAATGTATTGTCCATGTTTATTTTTTATTTCTTCTCTTTTATATGTTATCATAGGATATTTTTTATTTTGGTTGTTGTGTCTTTTTTAACATCTATTACAGTAACATCACAAGGTTGTGTTTTTGCCCATTCACAGAAGTCAATTATATGCTCTTCTCTATCATCATACATGATAAATTCCTCTGGTTTAATCTCTTTAATTAATCTTTCAAATAAATCTCTTTTATAATCATATGTTTTCCCAGTTGTTAAGAATACACCATCAAATGATAAGTTATATTTATTCAAAATTTTTAAAACTTGTGGTCTTAACTTTTCAACACGACCAGTCGCAAGTATAACATAGTTTGAAGAGTCACTAACTGCTTTCAGATATTCGTCATATGTATTTTTATTCAACTCAATATCAAAGACATCCATATCCATACTCTCAGGACGACCCCACCAGCCAGTAAATGGATAATCAGCACCTGTTTTTTCTTTCCAAATTCTCATACCCTCTAATGGTTCTAATGTATGACAAAGAGTGTAGTCAAAATCGAAGCTTATTAATTTTTTGTATTCCATAATTATATTTTAATTTATACAAAGATATATATAAATTTTATATATATACTTAAAAAAGTCAAATATTATGGAAAAAGAATCTATAATCCCAAGTATTAAAAAGTATATAAGTGAAATACCAAGACCTACATTTGATATTAAAACTATACTTCTTATAATACTCTTCACAATATCAACGATATATGTCTATAAATGGTATTTTGGTAGTAACGTTGATACTAGCCGAATAAAAGAACTTACTAAAAAGTATAAAGATCTTGAAAAACAAAAGAAGGTCATCGATGCCGAAATCATTGACTGGAAAAGTCAGTTTGATGAACTTAAGATAAAGGATGATGAATTAACAAGGCTAATACCTAAACTTGCTAAAGATACAAGAGATGCTGAGATAAGAGCCAGTAAATCAAAAGCAGAATTAGAAAGAATAAGACTACATATATTAGAAATGAGGAAGAAAATTGAAGAGTTTAAAAAGAATCCAAGTAATAGAAGTGGAGATGCTCTTTTAGAATCTATAAAAAATCAAACAAAATAAGATGAAAAAGTTATTAACTATTTTAACATTAGTATTTACATTATTTGCATCAGCACAGAAAATTGAATATCCAAGGTATGTTGTAGACTCAACAGGACAAAAAGTGGTTCAAATGACAATAGCACAAGCAATGAAGTTAGATAATAACACAGAGTTATTAGGTCTATTTGAAGAACTTGGAGTAGAGATGGGAAACTTTGACCGTGTATATATAAAAGTGATAAGTGATAAGGATGTAGTAATATCTAAACAAAAGGTAGAGATTAGTAACCTAAAAGAAAATACTGACATAAAAAGTAAAGAAATAGTGGTATTACAAAATGAGTCATTTGCATATGTTAAGAAGATAGTATTACTTGAAGACCAATTAGGAATCAAAAAAGAAGAGACAAGTATACTTAATAAACAAATAGTAAAACTAAAAACTAAGATGATTATCGGTGGAGTAGTAGGAGGCGCAATTATAACAGGACTTACATACTTATTACTAGTTAGATAAAAAAGACAAAAAATGGCTTTTTTTAATTAATATATAAACTATAAAAAATATACTTAAAAATGAAACACGTAAGAACATTTGAAAAATATCGTATTGTTAAAAATAGAGAAGAGCTAATAAAAGAAGCTGTTCTTCAAGTTAATGATATTTATAAAGTTAAAACTATGATTGACATTCCTCAATCATTGCTTAATTCATATATCAAAAAAGTAAAAGATACAACAGGTAAAAACTTACGTACATTTTTTGGTGACGTTGATTTAGCAGAAGAAATTGTTAAATGGGTAACTATGAACTTCCTAGATGTTGAGAAGATTCCTGGAAACGCATTAATGGGTGGTGCACAAGGACAAGTTCAAGCACAATCTCAAATGCAAGGTCAACCACAAGTACAAGTTGAATCTCAGCCACAAATGCAAGAAGAGCCACAAATGCAAGAAGAGCCACAAATGCAAGAAGAGCCACAAATGCAAGGTGAGTTTGAAGAGCCACAAGCACAAAGTCAGGCACAAGGTCAAGCACCAATTCAAGGTGAAGAGGACGAAGAAGAAGAATTACCACTATAAATCTATAGTACATATAAAAAAACCCATCAAAATGATGGGTTTTTTTATTTAAATGTCATTTTTATAATAATGTCTCTACGTATCATTATTAACTCAGATATATCATCTTCATTATTTTTATGATATTCAATATGTTTATTAACTGTTTTTAAATCTAATTCATTTCTGTTGTATTTTAGCCAATCCAATCTTATATAAATTGGCATTTTAGAGATATCATTAATTACTTCACTTTTATCTTCTATGTAAAAAAAAATATCATCAAGTTCGATAATTATATTCATAAGACCATATAATATATACCTTGAATTTAAATTCAGTGATATAAAGTTATATGGTTTTACAAATTCAGAAATATAACTATCCATTATTATAATTATCTAAGAATTTCTTCTCTGATGTTGTAAGATTAGAAATACCAACTAAGCTTATCTTATCCAATATCTCATTAATATCATACATAATAGCATTATTCTTTTTAATCTTATCAATATCTGAAATCTCAACTTCTTTATTATTAAATGCCATATTTAGATTTCTAGTAATATCCTCTGCCTTTACATTAAATTTAGTCTCAAAGTATGTTTTAGAAAAAACAAAACCAAATATGTTAATTATATCATCCATGTCTTTTCGGTGATATATTTTAATAGAAACTATTATTTCGTCTATCGTATCTCTATCAACAAGAGAAGATGAGTAAATACAACTATCTCCTTTGAATATCGCAACATCATCTCTATCCATTAGATAGACTATATTCACAATACCTTCACTAATCTCTGTTTCAATTGATACAGAGTTGTTCATTCTACTTATAAATTTTGTATTATTTGCATAGATATTAACCAATATTTCTTGATAAATTGAATTAATTCTCTTAGAGTCTTCTTTATCTATTCGCTTATCAGATAATTTTCTAAACAAAGTAGAAACGAAGAAACCAAGAAAGAATACAACTATTGACAATAAAATTATTTTATAAACCATATATTTCTTTTCTTATTTTAATTATTAGTTTGTTAACAAGTTTTATATCTACAAAATCTGGTAAGTTTGATTTTTTAAATAGCATATCAATCTGCACTATCTCACTTTCAACAAAGTCTATCAATGTTTGTAAGTCTAACTCACCTCTTCTAATAGATATCAACTCAGCAGCATTTTCTCGTCTTACTATAACACCCTTACCTTCTGCAATCTCTCTTGCCATTTGAACTAGTCTATAACAGTGCATCATATTCTTACCATCTATCTTTTGATCGTGTGACTTAACATCTACCCAACGTTGAAGATTTCTTTTCTGTAACCATTCTTGATACTCTCTATAGTCTTTACAATGTTTAGTATATCCATCTTTATTATAAACTATTGTAGCAATGGATTTTTCTCCTTTAGGAATTGAAGATAACCTTAATTGATTTGAAATTCCATAATTATCACCACCATCAGCACTTTCACCTACTTTAACTAGTCCTTTATATAAAACTTTTGTTCTGATGATACGTCCATTTGAGAACCTAGCACCAGTATTATCACTATAATACAATGCATATAAGTCTTTACCATGAGGTATATTAACAAGTCCGAATTTTCTAACATCATACTTCTTATGTAGAAAGTTTATAAATGGTTTATATTCACTACCAAATTTAGAACTCTTGAAAGGAACACTTCTCTCACCATCCAGCACATAACAAAAGTCTAACAAGTCTTTACGAGAAACTTTGTCTTTCTCCCAGTTTTGTTTTTTATTTTGACCTTTTGCCTTACCTATCTGAGTTTTTGCATAACCACCAAAAGAACCTGAACATATCTTAGTAAGAAAATCATCTCTATGCTCAAGTACACTATCAAATATATCATTTTTATAGATGATACAATCAGATGGTGTGTTAAGCAACTCTAAAATATTAGGATTATTTGTTCCACATAATTCCAAAAATCTACGAAGTTCATAAATAACAGTATCATTAGTACTATCATTAATCTGCTCTAAATATTTATTACCTAATATATCATCATGTGACTGTATAAATACTCCTGCAAAATCTATATCAGAGGTCGGTATATTTGTACCATACGCATTAGAACCTCTTACAGTTAAATATAAAGGTATTGCACCTGGAGATTTTTGTTCAATGAGTGAGAATAACTCACACTTCATTTGTTCATTTATATTCATTTTGTTTTAATTTATTACAAATATAGCAATTTAATTTTCTAATTTGAAATTTTTCTTTAATTCATTTAGATCCTGGAGGTACATATCTTTTGGATCTATTTTCTCTAATACTTTAATTTCTTCTTCTTTTTTAAGATAATCCTCTTTTAACTTATCCGATAACTCTTTTGTCAATGAATAGATTGGCATCCTCAATAGATAATCAAATGAGTCATCCACTCTTTCTAATTTTAACTTTTCAATATTTAAAATTATCATAGTCTTCTCTACATTGTTTATTTTTAACTTACCATCTAGAATTGCCTTTATAAACTTACATCTATTATTTAAAATTAAAGATTCTCTTTTTAATTTTTTTAATAAAAAATCTTTTCTTTTATGATAGTAAGTAAGCCTAAAATCAACAAAGTATTTAATTATCTCATCAGATGTCTCAAATATTTTTAATTTGCCAAACTCATCTAATGTAGAAAATATCTCGGTAGATGCTTCTTCTAATTTAAGCAGTTTAACTATTTTCTCATTATCATACTTTTCAAGTGATGCTCTGGTAAACTTTATAGTATATGAGATATTATCCTTACAATTATCATCATAAGAAACTATATCATTATTCTCTACTAGTTTGTCTAAAATATCTTCATACTTTTCATATGTAAGTGATGGAGGTAGTTCTGTTATTTTAACAGTAGTAGTATTTACTTTTTCATAAACACCTCTTATTATCCACCTTTTGCTATTCTCAGTATCTTGTACGAACTCACCAGTAAATCCATTTAAATGAGGTTTAATACTTTGTATATTCTTTCCGTTAATCGTTTTAATACTAGCATCTATTATATCCTTAATATTTCTATTTAAGACATTTGATGCAAAACCAACTGCAATTCCAGATGATCCATTTAACAATATTGTTGGTATAATAGGTAAGAAATATTTAGGCTCAATAGATTCACCTTCTTCTTCTTTATACTCTAACAATTCAAAGTCTTTATATATCAACCTAAAGTTATGATTTAACTTTGTTCCTATATATCTAGCAGCACCTGCCTGTGGTGCTCTTAATGATCCAAACTGACCATCTTCTTCTAAGAGAGGCGCATTATTCTTAAATCTCTGTGCCATTGTTATTATAGCACCCTCTAATGAGGTGTTACCGTGATGATAGAAAGCATCACTAGCAACTTTACCGGCTAGTTGAAATATTTTTAGAGCCTTCTCATTACCTGTTTTCCATATCTGACTAGATATGTGTATTACTTTTCGCTGAGATGGTTTGAAACCATCAATCATTGAAGGGATTGCACGACCCTCTATTGAATACATCGCGAACTCTTTATACTCAGTAGATAAGAAGTCGGATATTGTTTTTTGTGTTATCATAATTTTATATATAATAAAA